GGTCTGCCCTACGTAGAGTCTTACAAGGAAAAGCAAAGACACATAAAGGCTGGAGACTTCTACCAAATGGCTAAGAATACAAACAAAAGAATACCGGTCAAATGGATTAGAGACCGAGCAAAAAGTGCTTATGATAAGAAAGAGTGTTGCTATATTTGTAACACTCCTGAAGATTTAGAGCTACATCATACGCATTCAGTGACACTGTTACTCGAGCGTTGGATTGAAAAAACGGGTCGTGACTTTTCGTCAGACGAAGCCGTTTTGCAAAACCGGGACGAGTTTATTGAACACCACCACAAAGAAATATATGAAGACGTCTTTACACTATGTAACCGTCACCATGTAGCTTTGCACGGAGTGTACGGTAAAGCGCCACCACTTTCCACTGCTGTGAAACAGAACCACTGGATAGAAACTCAAAAGGCTAAGATGCTATTACCTCGCGACGAAAAGCCAAAGGTGATGGGTAGTTTTAGCGACTTTTATTGAGGTGAATATGGGCTGGATAACAAATGCTAAAAACTGGGTAGTGGAGAAAATGAATCCTGCCCAGTATGTAATCAGTCGTGATGAGGGTACCAACGTAGGCACGGATAGTGTGTTGACCTACCTTCAAGCATACAATAAACTGGAAACTGTAAACCGCGGCACCAACATGATTGTGAGTGCTTGCAGCAGTTTGGACTACGACGTTAAAGATTCAAAAGCAGATCCTGTTGTGGGTGGTATGAGACAAAAGAGTTTAGTTAAATTGTTGAACTATACTCCAAACCCCTACCAGAGCGCACAAGACTTTAGAACCAACATCTTTACTGACTTCATCTTAGAAGGCAATATCTTTATCTACTGGGACGGTGCTCACATGTATCACCTGCCTGCTAGCAACGTAGAGATTGACACAGATCCTAAAACTTACGTAAAGAGTTATACCTACAACCGTGAAGTAAAGTTCCGGCCAGACGAGATCATCCACATCAAGGAACTGAGCAGTATCTCAATCTATCGCGGTACTAGTCGCTTGGCCTCAGCCGATCGCAATATCAAGATATTGTACAAGATGCAAACGTTTCAGGAACAGTTCTTTGAGAACGGTGCTGTAATGGGTTTGATCTTGACCAGCGAGAATACGCTATCACAACAGGCCAAAGAACGAACAATACAAAACTGGAGAACCCAGTATAGTCCCAAGAACGGTGCCAAAAAGCCCATGATCTTGGATAGTGGATTAAAGCCTTGGGGCGAGTTCTCAGACTCATTCAAAGACATGGATTTTGATGTAAGCATCAAAACCCACGATACAAAGATTCTCAAGAGCTTGGGTGTTCCACCCATTCTATTAGACGGCGGTAATAACGCAAACATTGCACCTAATTTGAGACTGTTCTATTTAGAGACTGTGATCCCAATAGTAACACGGTACGTCAGTGCAATGGAAAGATTTTTTGGATATGACGTTGAGGCTGTAACTTCAACAGTATCCGCACTGCAGCCCGAAATGAAAGATGTGGCTGCTTACTATACCACTCTGGTTAATGGTGGAGTAATTTCTCCAAACGAAGCCCGAGAGGAACTACGCTATGCAAAGATGGAAGGTCATGACGACCTACGAGTACCAGCAAATATTGCTGGCTCAGCCGCCAATCCCAGCGTAGGAGGAGCACCTCGTCGTGCTCCACAAAATTGAGGTAAGGAGCCTATGAAAGATAAAGTACTACATTTAAATAGTGCTTTTTCCGTCAAAGCTGCAGACAGCACCGATAGTTCAATCTACATCGAGGGGTATGCAAGTACTGTAGACGTAGATCGTCATGGTGACGTTGTACCCAGTTCAGTCTGGGACAAAGGAATGCAGAACTACCTGAAAAATCCGGTCATTCTGGCCTACCACGATCACAACAATCCGATCGGACGTATGACAGAGCACAAGACGGATAGTAAAGGTTTGTGGATAAAAGCAAGAATTTCAACGGCTGCAAAGCAATTCCAACTCATTAAAGACGGAGTTCTTACAGCTTTCTCTATCGGCTTCAGGGTGTTGGATGCTGAGTACAACTCAGCGGCTGAAGTGTTTTTAATCAAGGACTTGGAATTGGTGGAAATTTCCGTCGTTTCAGTTCCTGCAAATCAAAATACTCTTTTTGATCTATCAAAAGCATTTGACAATGCTGAAGAATATAAGCGTTATAAAGAGCAATTTGCACCCCAAAGCCAATCAGCTAAAGGGCTAGAGTCCGCTACGGAAGCAGATCGCAATGTTACAAAGGAATGGAATATGAATCCAGAAGAAATCAAGCAAATGCTTGCCCAAGCTGCTCGTGAAGCTGCCGAACAAGCTACCAAGGCTCTAGAAGCCCGTCAACAAGCCGAGGCTACTGCCAAGGCACAAGAAGCAGCCCGTCAGGCTGAAATCGATAGTCGTGTTAAGGCCGCTGTAGAAGCTCATGTCCAAGTTGGTCAGAGCGGTGCAGAAAAGCTACTAGCCGAAGTCGAAAAGCGTTTTGAGAGTGAGCGCGCCGCTCAGAAGAGTGCTCTAGAAGGTCTAGAAGCTGCTCTAAAGGAGAAGGCCGACGAATTGAAGGCTATCCAAGCCTCAAAGATGGCTTTTGGCGACAAGAAGGGTAGTGACGCTACCACTTACCAAGAGCGCGAAATGGCCGTGTTGCTATCCAAGGTCACTGGCAAGGGTCTAACTGGCACCAAGTTTGGTAAGACAGTTGTTGAGAAGGCTGGTGGTCACCTAGGTGGCGGCAGCAATACAACAGGCCTAATCGAAGCTCCTGCTTCCCTATGGGAAACAGAAGTCTCCACAAACATGGAGAACGAAGTTCGCAGACGTCTAGTAATGGCTCCTCTATTCCGTAACGTTGCTATGCAAACAAACGTTATGAGAATGCCTCTAAATCCAGAAGCTGGCAAGGCCACATGGGTTCAGAACAGTGAGTTTGGTCTAGATGCTTCTTCAGGTGCTGCTCAGACACACACCCTAAAGGAAATCACTCTAAACGCCTACAAGGTAGCTACTCGTGAGTATATGGCTTACGAAGAAGAAGAGGATTCAATCCTTGTTCTACTACCAGTAGTTCGTGACGCTATGATCCGTCGTGTTGCTCGTGCAGTTGATGCTGCCATGATCAACGGTCAAGGTACCGCTGCTGACCCAGTTAAGGGCGTAGCTATGTACGACGCTAGTAGCGCTGTAACAGTTGACAGCACTGCTGCTGTATCCGTTGCCAACATGAGAGCCCTACGCAAGGATCTCGGAGCTTGGGGTCTAGATCCTTCAGAGTTAGTTTATGTTGTAAACACCGAAGTTTACTACAACCTACTCGACGACACCAACTTCCTAACAGTTGACAAGGTCGGTGATCGTGCTACTCTATTGAGTGGTCAGATCGGTGCTATCGGTAACACACCAGTTATCGTAAGCGGCGAGTTCCCAACAATCGCTGAGAGCACAGCCGGTGGTCACACAAACGTAGCAGCTATCTGCTTTGCACCTGCTAACTTTATCGTTGGCAACCAGCGTGGTCTACGTGTTGACACACAAGAATTGGTCGAAAAGCAAAGCCGTGTACTAGTAGCTTCACTACGTACAGGTCTAACACAATTGACAACTAACCTAGGCCCTGCAGTAAGCACCCTACGTTACGTCAACGTACCTTAATGTACAATAAAACTGGGGACTAAACAGCCCCCGGTTTTTCCAAAGGGTTACACAAATCCTTTGGAAAAACCAAGGAGAGGTCATGGGAATAAGCCTAGTTACTTTGAGTGAATATAAAAACTACGTTGGCATTACCAGTCCCAACCAAGATACTAATATAAGCGCCATCATTCCCAAAGTGAGTGAGTTGGTAAAAACTCTTTGCCGCCGTACTTTTAAAGACTACTTAGACGACGCAAAAGTTGAGTATTTTGAAGGTGGTGACGTTTTCAATCTAGCTGAGGCCCCTGTAGTCCAAATTATGAGTGTTGAAAAGAGCACCGACTACGGCAATACTTGGACTGGTTTGGTAGAGTATACTGATTGGGTATTAAAGAAGACAACTGAGCAAATTGTTCCTGTCAATCCTACTCGTTACTTTGAAGATCTAATAAATGGCTACAAGGTTACTTACACAGCAGGATACGAAGTCCTTCCAGAAGACTTGAAGTTAGCTGTGATGGATCTGGTAACATACTACTTAAAGAATGACGCAGCTGTACACAGTACAAAAGCTCCTGGTACAAATTCAGTCCAGATCGAATACATATCAACCACAAACATGCCAGCACACATCAAACGGGTGTTAGACTTGTATGTAATGAACTATAACTGATATGAGTATCTCCCAGTTTACCAAAGCACTAAGAGAAAATGCAAACAGTCAACTTACGCAAGACGCAAAAGTTTTGCTGGATAATTTTGTAAGAAACGCAACTGATGCTTTTTCAGCTGGTGGTATTGCTAAAAAAGCTTCTATTATAAGTGAAGGTAAAGCCACGATTGGTGGTAGGACTGTAAACTTATCCGAAGAGTTTAGAAAAGCTGGTGAAAGACAGGGCAGAACACGTCTAATACTTACAGAGGATGATCTAGTAGATATATTTAATAAGTTTAATATATCTCTAGGAAGTATATCGCCGATGGGTCTGTATGCTAAGTTTTTAGCTTCACAGTTTAGTAGCAAATTAGCCCGGCATTACGAAATCTATTTACGAGACGGAACTGTAGTAGAAAAACAAAAAATACCCATAGCAGACGTAATTAATAGTTTAAAAATTGAAGATATAATTGCTATAAGAGGTCTTAATTTTTCTCATGAAAATACAGTAGTTCATGTAGCACACTTTCTTCATCATATAAATAGTTTTCCTGGTAAAACCAGAAAAGAAATAGAAAAAATACTTCTTGCCGACTATGATCGTGGTCACGTGTACGCACAAACCTATGGTAGAGCCATAATTTCAGCCGGTGACCTAGCAAAAGAAGATAACATACTATCAAAAATCATACAACTGTATCAACTATTAGACGAAGGTTCCACTTCTCTAAATACAATGGATGGTAAGTATAACGAGCTACTGGCCCGTTCTAGAAAAGATTTTACTAGTAAAAATATTGCAATGAATATTCAATTGCAATTAAAAAGAGATATAACCGGAACAGGAAACAGAGATACCGGAGATTTGAGTGCTTACGTGCGTATTGTGGGATTTTTACAAAGTCTGATAAAAAATTCCAGATTGAGCGCAGATGGAAAGAGACAGATAGGAATACCTGCCGCTGTATCCTTAAAAGAATTTGAAAAATCACTAACAGATCTAAATAAAAAGTTAGAGAAGTACAGTAAGCAAATATCAAAAGTACTCGCCAAAACAGGCAATACAGATTTTTTAGCAAACTTGCAAACCTCCGATACAGCAACAGAATATTTTAGTAGCTCTATAAAAAATGTTTTTGAAGGAAAAAAGACCGCGCCTTTAAAGGTAGATACAGGAAATAGAACCATTTTAAAAGAACGGGCTTTTGTAAAAATAAAAAAACCTTCTGATAGGGTAGCTGGATCACTGTCCAATATTAAAAAAGATTTAGAAAAGCTAAAAACTAACATAAAGAAATCTAAAACAGTAAAACTTCCTGAAACAGTCAAAGTTATTACTGATTTGAATTCTTTGATCATGCAGATCAACGCAAACCTGCACGATCAGATCAAGAAAAACATGGGTACCGGCGATCGACGCGACGTATTAAATTATCGTAGTGGCCGATTTGCACAGTCAGCAAGGGTAGAACGCCTGAGCGAAAGTCGTCAGGGCATGATAACTGCATTTTACAGTTACATGAAGAACCCTTACGCAACTTTTAGCCGCGGAGGCCTACAGGAAAGACCTTACACCCGCGATCCTAAACTGTTGATTTCCAAAAGTATCCGCGAACTAGCAGGAACCCAAGTGGCCAACCGTATGAGGGCAGTATTAGTATGAGTAAGCGAACCAGTATTGTAAAAGCCCTCGCAGATAAGTTTAAAGAAATAAACGGTACTTCTCCCTACTCAGTTGATTTGTATAACAATAGTTTTAACAAATTGAAGTTCTGGGATGAAGTACAGGATTTTCCCTGTGTTTATGTAACACCCGGAAGTGAAATGAGAGAATACCTACCAAGTGACTTTACATGGGGTTACTTGGGAGTATGTGTCAAGGCGTACTGTAAGGGCGAAGACGCTCAAAACCAGTTGGAGTCCTTGCTACAAGACCTGGAGACTTGTATTGACAACAACAGAGTTCTCCAGTATGATGGTTCCAACGAAACCACAGAAATTTTAATAACCAGCATCACAACAGATGAGGGATTATTAGACCCCTATGCAGTAGGGGAGATAAATCTACAGGTCAGATATCAGGTCATGTAGAAATACTGCTGAATAGCCAAATACAGATAAAGGTCTAGTAACGGCTAATTCAGCACACAGCCTTAAAGGAAATAATTATGGCATTAAATTTAGTACGTAATAGCCGAGTCTTTTTCACAACCAACGTTTCAGCAACAGAAGGTACAGTGACAAAAACCGGCATCAGTTCCAGTAATACTTTTGAAATTCAAGTATTAGACGGATTTTCATTCTCACAAAACACAACTTCTGAAACCGTTACCCTAAACGAGGCAGGTTCAACACCCAGCCGCGGCCAGAGAAGTTTTAACACAAGCCTAGATCCTGTAGAATTCTCTTTCTCTACCTACATTCGTCCCAAGTTTGACCCACTCACTGGTGTTGGAACCGACGACATTGTAAAATGCGAAGAAGAAGTATTGTGGAATGCTTTTGCAGGTACTGGTGCTATCGGTCAAGCTGGGGCTGGCTGGGTTCGTACAGCTGGTGCAACTCCAGTATCCACACTGTCATTTGCCAACTCAAACGCACACCAACTACAAAAGTTTGGTATGTTGATCTGGGTAGACAATGTACTATTCACAATCGACAACTGCGCCCTAGATCAGGCCACAATTGATTTTGGACTAGACGGAATTGCTACAATTGCTTGGACAGGTCGTGGCACAAAGTTGAGCATTTTTGAAGGCACAACCCTGAGCGCACTCAATGTATTTGGTGGCACAGATGGATTTAGTGGTACAGCAGGTGTTAAAGACACAGCTGCCAAGTATCTTGCCAATAAGTTGAGTACTTGTGTAATGGTTAAGGGTATTGACGGTGTTGATACAACATCACACACAATACCTATCACTGGTGGTAGCATCACGTTTGCCAACAACTTAACATATTTGACACCAGCCAACTTGGGTCAAGTAAATCAGGCAGTTACTTACTTTACAGGTACTCGCGCTATTAGTGGAAGTATTAATGCTTATCTAAGAACTGGCGAGAGCAATTCTAGCAGTGATATTTTAAGTGATATTTTATCAGGTGCTGCTACATCACAAGCTCAAGCTTATGAAATTACATTAAATATCGGCGGTGGTGCATCAGCAGGTACACGCGTTGAATTGAATCTACCAGCAGCTGTATTAAGTATTCCAACAGTTAATGCAGAACAGGTTGTTAGCACAACAATCAACTTTGTAGCTCACGGTTACAATGGATCTGCCTACGATATCACTGCTACCAACGAAGCAACTCTAAAGTACTACGCTGTAGCTTAATTTTAAATAGCCGGGCATTGAGCCCGGCTATTGACTAACAATAAGGATTTTTCATGACAGAAAACGCAAGTGGCTCACAAGTAAATTTATCACTAAAGAGCCTTTTAGTACCCAGTAAAACAGTTGAGGTTGAATTTCCTGGATTTAGTGGATTTAAGGTTAAACTGAGCTTTTTAAGCCGCGAGACCCTTGTCTCGATCCGGAAAAAGGCCACCAAAACCACTTTTAAGAATCGCCAACCAACCGAAGAATTGAACGATGATTTGTTCCTACAACTCTACGTACAGG